TATGTATTGGGTGCATATAATATTGAAGAACAAATCAACTTTTATTCTCAACAAAATCTAATTGCTTTCTTATCATATGAAATGGATGAGATTACAAATCTTAAATCTGAAACTTCTATCTCTTATGATTTTGGAATATCATATAAATTAGATAGTAAGAGTAAAATTGGTGTAAACTTCTTCCAAACTAACACAACTGATTTGATTGAATCAGTATTAGCTGGAATGTTTGTCAACCAAACTTTACTTTTCGGATACACAAATATCTCAGAAGCAACATTTAAAGGTGTAGAATTAGAAACTCTTATCCAAAAGGATAGATTTAGATTCGATGGTTCTTATCAGTATTTAGAAACTGAAGCAAATCAAGCAGATGGAACTGAGTTCTTTCTTTCTGAAAGACCTACACACTTAATAAATCTAGCAACAACTTATACATTAAAGAATGGATTGACTGTAACTCTGAATGGAGTTCACAAATCAGAATACTTCTTTAGAGATGTTGATAGAAGTGGAACACAAGACCCAAATGAATTTGTACCATCTCATACATTACTGAATACATTAGTAAGTTCACCTGAGATTAAAGGTATGAGAGTGGGTGTTGGTGTTAACAATATTTTAGATTTTACTAATGTGGATTATCTAAAACAACAAAATGGAAGAACCATTTTTGGGAAAATAACTTATAAATTTTAAAATTCTATGAAAATTTTAGTAACTGGCGGGAACGGCTTTATCGGTTCTAACTTAATCAAAAAACTCTTGAAGGAGGGACATGAAGTTGTTTCTTTGGATGACCTTTCAACTGGATTAAAGGAATATGAAGTGGAAGGATGTACATATGTTTATGGAGATATTGAAAATCTTTTGTATTGGAAAGGTGAATCATTTGATTTATGTTATCATCTCGCTGCGTTAGCTAGAATTCAACCATCATTCGATGACCCAATGGAAACATTTAGAGTAGATACTCAAGGTGTGATTGTGGTTGCAGAATGGGCAAGACAAAATAATGTTAAAGTTGTTTATAGTGGTTCATCATCTAAATGGTGTAATCCAGAAACTTCACCTTATGCAACTTGTAAAAAGTTAGGTGAGGATGTTTTAAAAATGTATCGAACTGCTTATGGATGTGATTTTGAAATCGCAAGATTCTATAATGTATATGGACCAAATGAATTGGTTGATGGACAATGGGCAGCTGTGATTGGTATTTGGAGAAAACAAATCGAAGAAGGTAAACCAATTACAATTATATCAGATGGTGAACAAAGAAGAGATTTCACTCACGTAGATGATATTTGTGATGCTCTATATAAGATTGGTACAAATGATAAAAAGCATGAAGATGCTTGGGAATTGGGTACAGGTATGAATTACTCAATTAATGAAGTATTTGATTTCTTCCAAGAATCATTTGGTGATTTGGAAAAAGTACATCTGCCTGATGTACCAGGAAATTATAGACAAACTCTTAGAGAGAATGATGATACTTTGGAGAGATTGGAATGGGCGCCCAAAGATAGTTTAAAAGATTATATTTTATCACTTAACAAGTAAAAATGAAGTTAACGGATAAAAAATTATCATTTAACGAAAAACTATATAAATACGGAGTGTTGTACTTCGGAACTGGATTGATGATGGTATCACCATTCTTTATAGATTCAGTTTATGGAAAGGTAGGAATGTTAGTTGCACTTTCATTGATTACTATTCAAACACAAAAAACAAAACAATATAACCTATCCCTACTAAATGCAGTAGGGTTTATGGGTTATCTTTATTCACTTATAACAAGTTTACAATGAAAAAGTTATTACTATTTACATTTATTATAATCCTAAGTTCGTTTTCAGAGATTACTGCTTGGGGTAAAATTGGACATCGAACTGTTGGTGAGATTGCTGAAAGACATCTTAGACCTGAAGTTAAAGAAAAGGTTTACGAATTGTTAGATGGTGAATCACTTGCATCAGTATCAACTTGGGCTGATGAGATGAGAAGTAATCCAGAGTTCGATAAGTATTCAACTTGGCATTATGTAAATCTACCTCTTGATAAAGATTATGATGATGTTTCTCACATTGGACCAAATGTAGTTAAGATGATTAACACAGCTATTCCAATTTTGGAATCACCAATGGCAGAGAAATCAGTAAAGCAATTTTGGTTAAAGTATTTAGTACATATGGTGGGTGATATTCACCAACCACTTCACACTGGTAGGGAAGAAGATTGGGGTGGAAACAAAATTGATGTTTACTTCAAAGGTAGAAAAGATGCTGAGAGTTTAACTAACTTACATGATTTATGGGATGCTGGATTGATTGATGATTTTAAAATGTCCCATTCAGATTTATCTACTCATCTAATTAACAAATATGGTTCGATGCCTATTGAACAAAGAACAGCAAAAGATTGGGCAAATGAATCACATCAATTCGTACCAAAGATATATGAAACAAAAGAAGGTTCATATCTTTCATACGATTATGTTTATGAGAATTTTCCAATTGTGGAACAAAGGTTATATGAAGCAGGAATCAGATTGGCAAATCTATTAAACAATATATTTAGTGAGCAAGTTAATTAATTTATTTGGAGGACCAGGCATAGGAAAATCAGGCATATCAGCTGGTATTACCTATGAATTAAAGAAAAGACACATTAGTTGTAATAACCCATATGAATTTCCAAAGAGATTAGCATGGGATAATAACATCCCAGCAATCAAAGACCAACTTTATGTATTTGCAAACCAACATAGAGGGATTGCTGAAAGTTATGGTAAAGTAGATTATATAGTAATTGATTCACCAATTCTATTTTCTACAATTTACCATACCTATTATACTGAAGGATATCCTGCAGAATTTTATGGAGAAGAGTTTCATAATTTTATTATCAGTTTACACAAAAGGTATAATAGTATAAACATACTTTTAGAAAGAGGGGAAACTCAGCATAATGATGATGAAAGATTTCAAGATATAAAACAATCTATTGAAATCGATACATTATGTAAAAAGATATTAGATGATAATGGATTCAACTATCACACTATTAAAGTGGATGAGTTTACAGTTGATAAAATTATTACTCTATTGGATTTAAATAATGAATCAAAATAAAAGATATCATAAAGAAATGAGAAGGTATCGTATCATTGAACACTCACTTAGAGATAAATCAGTCTTTATAGTTGAGTGGAATGATAGATGGTTTTTTGGATTATGGGGAAGATGGCATCCTAGATTTCAAACTTTGAAAATAGAAGAAGCTATTTCTAAAATACATAGATTGGTAAATATAAAATTAATGAAATGAGAATAGTAGTAACTGGTGGTTGTGGGTTTATAGGTTCATCCTTTGTAAATCTTATAAATAAAGTTCCAAATACTGAAATAGTTGTTATAGATAAACTAACTTATGCAGCTAATCCATTTCTAATTCCAAAAGATATACCTCTTATTAAAAAAGATATTTGTGATATCACTTTAGATGATATTGGATACGCTGATTACATTGTGAACTTTGCTGCTGAATCTCATGTAGATAAATCAATACATAACGGATTACCTTTTGTAAAATCAAACGTAGAAGGTACATTTAATATGATAGAGATTGCAAAACAAATACCTAATCTAAAAAAGTTTGTACAAATATCAACTGATGAAGTTTATGGTGATATGGAAAGTAGAAAGATGATGGAAGCTGATGAACATACTTCACTTAAACCATCATCATATTACTCAGCTACCAAAGCAGCCGGAGACCACTTAGTTGAAGCTGCTGGAAGAACTTATGGATTACCTTATTTAATTACGAGAACTTGTAATAATTATGGTGCACATCAAAATGATGAAAAGTTTTTACCTACAATAGCTCGTTCAATTAAAGAAGATAAACCAATTCCCCTTTATGGTGATGGTAAACAAATGAGAGAATGGATTTGGGTTGAAGATAATGCTCAAATAATTTATGATTTGATGATATCACAAAACGGAATATGGAATATTGGTAGTGGTGATAATTGGACTAATAGAAGTATTGTTCAACAAATTGGAGTGATTCTAAATAAGAAAGTAAACTTAGAGCATGTTGAAGATAGGTTAGGACATGATAGAAGATACTCAATTGATTTCAGCAAACTTCAATATCTAAAAAAGGATTATAACATAACCACAAAAACTTTAGAAAAATTTCTTACAGAAACATTTGGATAATTCAAATATTTTTCTTATATTAGAGTTGTAATTGTAAAAAGACCTTAATATGAGTAAAGTAATTGGAACAAAGTACGGAATTGAGATTACCAAACCTTGGAATCAAAAGATGTACGATTGGAACGAATTAGTTGGAAAGCTAATTAAAATTGATTTGTATAATAAATTAGAAGAGTTCTACAAAAAAGGTGATAGAGCCGGTATGAACAAAATTGCTAATTCATTCGGACCTTCTTATGGTGAAGGTTATGATGTTGATGCAGTATTCGATGGTGTATTTGAAGATATTGCACAACTTCAGAATTATCAAATCAATGAAGAGTTAGAATGGTTAGTAAAAGATGGGTTAATTAAAAAACCTGAATTTGAATTTGTAGGATATGATAAGTAAACTAAGAAGTGAGTGGATTAAAGACCCTATACTAAGAAAATGGAGTGGGGTTAATTGTACTGATAAGAGTACTGATTGTAAGTGTGAAGATGGAAACCATCTAATAGAACTATGGGAACAAGATAGCTGTGTAAGAGGTAGAATAGATACAGTTGTTTGTACAAGTTGTGATTCAATTAAAACATTTAATATAATAAGATAATGGGAGTTTGGGAAATCATAGGACTTTACTTTCTAATAAGTGGTCTAATTATAACATATGGTATATTGGAAGCACCTACTGTTGATAAGGATGGTTCTATAATAGAAGAATCTAAATTAACAAAATTTAAAAAGTTATGGAAAAGAAAAAAGTAAGACAGTATAGAAGTAGGCAAGGTAGAAGTGATAAACAATATGAATCAACTATGAAAACTATGGGTTATGGTTGTTTGGCATTTTTAGTAATGTTCGCTGTTTATGGAATATACTCTGCAATTACAACTATATTCTTATAATGGGTAACTTAAATAGAACTTTACCTGTTGTGGTGGTTCACAAAGGGCCTCGTAAAAACTCTAAAGTACATTTAGAGGTCTTTGAAAATACCAGAGTTGATGATATTATATCAACAACTAAACGAAAACCTCTGATACCAAAGGAAAATGAAATATTAGATTTGGGTGTTGGTGATAGTTTCGTTGAAAAATATAAAAAGAAACATAAATTAAAGTAAATTAAAATGAAGAAAGCGTTAGAATTTTTCGGATTGTATTATCCAATCCTATTGGCATTTGTATCTTTTCTGTTTTCAGTAACACTATGGTTTAGTGGAAATCAGTTAGAAGGAATCTTCGTTGGAATTTGGGTTCCATCGATATTATCAGCGTCTGTTGCAATTAGACAGAGAAGAAATGATTATAGAGAACACATAAACAGAAAGTAAGATGACTGTTGGAATTTTTATATTCGGATGTGTTGTATTCGGATTGTATTTGTTTGGTTATTTGTACATGATTAAGTGGGCAAATGAATCACAAAGAAGAGATATGAGAAGAGATGATATCAGAGATGGTATCGTTTCTGATGAAATGGATATGGATGGACATGGTAATTGGGGTAGATTCCCAACTGAAAAACCTAAAAAGAAAAGGTTAACTAAATCTCGTAAAAAGGTGAAATTGTGAAAAACCTAATAGTAATAGGACATCCTAATAAAGATTCATTTTGCTATAATGGTATTATGAAAACTATCAAACGGGAACTTCGTAAACACAATGAAGAAATCGAAGTTATTGATTTATATAGGGATTCATTTGCAAGACCAAGAACTGATTTGGTTAAACGGTATCAAGAATTGGTAACTTGGTCCGAAAGAATATATTTTGTATCACCTGTATGGTGGTTCAGATTAACTCCAAGAATGGAAGTGTTCTTTGATGAAGTATTTACACCAGGATTTGCATACAACTTTAAAAACATTACAAAGTTGTACGCATACCCACAACCACATCTGAGTGATAAAAAGGTTAGAACCTACATTACACATGGTGCACCATCATTACCAGTTAGAACTTTATATCTAAACTCAGTAAAGTTAAGATTGGTATTGGGTGTTTACTCATTTGTATTTGGTTGGAAGTTAAGTAGGTGGAGAAAAACAAAACAATTCTGGTCAGTACCATTTGTATCTGATGAGAAACGTAGAAAGTATCTACAAAGAGTAAAAACTGATATTAGAAAAGATTTAAAATTTGAGATTTAATGAAGTTTGTAGATAAGATTTATATTATATCAATGCATAAACATGGAATTCGTAGAAAGAATGTTTATGATGATTTATTATCAGCTGGTTATCCCCATAAAAAAATAGAATGGGTTGATGCTATTGATGGTTCTAAATTAGATATTGATGAACTTTTGGATGAAAATAAAATAAGTCATAAGTTTACAGACCCAAATGGTGCATTAACTAAATCAATTTATGGATGTGCTTTATCACATCAAAAAGTATATGAACGATTCTTAAAAACTGATGATAGTGTTAAAACTGCATTAATATTAGAAGATGATGCTCATATAACCAATGTTGGTTTGAGAACTTTAATTGAAGGTTCTAGAGGATATGAAATGTTAGCTGATGATGTAAAGAATATTGATTGGGGAATTGTAATGGTTGGTCACATTGATAAGGATATAAATGGTACACAATGTGATGAGGCACTTGTTCTTCAACATATGGATAGATACCCAATAGGATATGCAGCTCATTCCTATATTATAAACAAAGAATCAGCTCAAAAATTAATTGATAATAATTCACCTATTGAATTTGCAGCAGATGTAAATTTACATTGTAGTGATGTTGAAATATATTCAACACCAGTATCTCATTTTGGTCAAAAGACTGGTAGATATTTTAGATGGGAAACTCAAAGAATGATGTTACAACACGAAGAATATATTCTTTATGAGTTGCAGGATTTTGGTAATCAGTATTTTTCATCTACTACATTTGGTGATAATTTCACCGAAGGTGCATTAAGATATCTCAAAACCGCAAGTATTTCATCTAAGATAGATGTTGAAAAAGTAACATTTGAACCATTTACTAATAGTTATGGGGATTTAATTGAAAATTGGGGAACGATATATTTAAGAAGTAAAGAAAATGAGTAATATAGAAAAACAATATCAAGGTATCCTCAGAAAGTTGGTACTTTATGGAAAAGAAAAGGGAGATAGAACTGGAACTGGTACACTATCTTACTTTGGTGAACAAATCAGACACGATATGAGTGATGGATTTCCTTTACTAACCACAAAGAAGATGGCAGTTAAAACTATGATGACTGAATTGAAGTGGTTTCTAAAAGGAGATACTAATATCAAATACTTAGTTGATAACAATTGTCATATTTGGGATGGTGATGCTTATAAGAACTATGAGAAATATGCAATGGCTAATTCATACGGTACTGATATTCTATCGATGAAGGAGTTTATTGAACAAATTAAAACCGATAATGAGTTTGCAACTAAGTGGGGTGAGTTAGGTCCTATCTATGGTAAACAATGGAGAAATTGGGAATCCCAAAAGTTTAACGTTGCTAAAGGTGAGGGTTACTTATTACATATTGACCAGATTGCTAAATTGATTGTTGATATTAAGAAGAATCCTAATAGTAGAAGATTAATGGTATCAGCTTGGAACGTTGGTGAGTTAGATGAAATGACTTTACCACCTTGCCACTATGGATTCCAATGTTATGTTCAAGATGGTAAACTATCTTTAATGTGGAGTCAACGAAGTGTAGATTCATTCTTAGGATTACCATTTAATATTGCAAGTTATGGAACACTACTCCTTTTATTATGTGAGGAGACGGGGTTACAACCGGGTGAACTGATTGGAAACTTAGGTGATGTACATTTATATAAGAATCACATTCAACAAGCAAAAGAACAAATTGTAAGAGAACCATTTCCACTACCTAAGATTATATTAAAATCGGTAGATGTATTAAATGGTGAGTGGGATTATTCTATAATTGAGTATGAACATCATCCAGCAATTAAAGCACCATTATCAAATTAATTATGAAAAAATTCAAAAGAAGTAAACTAAATAGAAAATTAAGTGGAATTTGTGGTGGGTTAGGAAACTACTTTGATACAGACCCACTCCTTTGGAGATTATTGTTTGTGTTATTATTCTTCATCCCAGCAACACCTATGTTGATTTTATATATAATCACAACTTTAATAACTGAATCAGAATGAAACCATTAAAAGAAGCAACACACGATAAACATAAAGAAGCTGAGAGAATGCCATTCAATGTTAAGATGTTCAAAGGTGAATTAACAACAGAACAATATGGATGGTATCTTCGTTCTCAGTTAAATATTTTTAAAACTATTGAAGATAACTTTGAACTTCCACACAAAGGATTAAGTAGAGTTGAACCAGTAGCATTTGATTTGATGTCTTTAGGTATTAATACTTTCGTTTGTGATGAAGCAACAAGAAATTATTTAGAATATCTAAAAGCGTTATCACAAGAAAAAGTAAACGCTCATATCTATTTGAACTACTTAGCAATTATGTTTGGTGGTCAAATGATGAAAAAGAATACACCAGGTCCTGGTAAAATGTATGATTTTGAAAATATGAGAGAATCTATGGAATCAGTAAGAGCTATTCAAAAAGATGAATGGGCCGATGAAGTAAATAAAGGTTTCGATTTTATGATAAAGATTTTTAAAAACTTAGAAGGATGTCTTACTATAAACTAAAAGATAGAATATTTCACCACTCGGAGAAATTTAAAGCATTAATTGAAGCACAAGATGGTGTAGAGATGATGGAAACTGATGATTATGGTTGGGAAAACTATCGTTATGAAAACGATAGATTCAGATTAGCGCATGTTGAAAGATATTCTCATATGGGATTAGAAGTTGTACATATAACTTGTTTTCCAAGAGAATGTTCTAAGATGCCTATGTATGGATTTGATGTAGTTGGATATCAAAACGATGAAAAGGAAATGTCTAAGATTAGTGGAGTGTTTATGGATTGGTCACCAGTTATGTACGAAGAAAAGTGGCACGATACAACTTGGAACAAAGATAGAAAGTTACCAGTTTGGGCAACTGTATTTTCAAAAGATTTCATAGCAGTAAGACCTACTGAAGATGAATATGAGAAAATCTTTGAAGTTGGATTCGATGCATTTGAAAGATGGTTAGATAAATTAAACTCAGATGAAGATTTAACTGAGAGTGTAAGTGATATTGAAACTATTATTAAGAACCAAAACACTTATTGTGAACACCAAGCTTCAAATAAAAGAACCTTTGGAGCACTAAAAGCAAATATTGGAGAGGAAAAGGCAAAGTATTTTATGACAGAAGTACTATTTCCTAAGATAAAAACTGACAATTTGTCATAATTTGGAATTGTGGAATAAATTTCGTATATTAGTAGAATATGTTTAACGCAGAAGAAATTAAAACAGTAGATGGTTTTAGGAAACACTTCGGTGAACCTAAAAGAGGTATGTTAATGGATTTATCAGCAGAATTTATTGATTCATATCATAGATATGGAACTGACCCATTTGAATTAGTTGATGGGTTCGGTTTAGATTGGGTTAAACTAATTATGGATTACAATGAGGATATTGAAGAGTACGAATTATGTGCTATCTTCAGAGATTTAATAAATGAGTATATAGAAACAAAAACAAAAGTAAATTAGAGTTTATGGCAAACATAGGTAAACCCCTTGCAGATAGGGTTCTTCTTAAATTAGAAGAGAAAGCTGAATCAAAATCGAGTGGAGGAATAATTCTTAACACCACCACACAAACCATTCAAACAGCTGAAGTAGTTGAAGTATCCAACGGATTTGTTGGACAGACTGGTGATATTATTCAGTTAAATGTTAAGAAGGGTGATAAGGTTCTTATCAATAACGGAGCTGGACAGAAAGTGAAGTTAGATGGAAACGATTATCACTTAGTTAGAGAATCAGAAATTTTAATGATAGTATAAGTTATGGAAAATAAACAAATCAAATTTTCATACAGCGCAAGAGAAGCTCTTAAAGCTGGATTGAATACTTTAGCAGATGCAGTTAAGGTAACGTTAGGACCTTCAGGTAGAAATGTATTACTACAAAAAGGTAATGGAGCACATATCACCAAAGATGGTGTGAGTGTAGCAAAAGAAATCCAATTAGAAAATCCATTTATGAATATGGGTGTTCAGTTGGTAAAAGAAGTATCACAAAAAACTGCTGATGAAGCTGGTGATGGTACAACAACAGCAACTGTACTTGCTCAAGCAATCGCTGAGAAAGGATTTGAATCAGTTGAACGTATAAATCCTATCGAATTAAAAAGAGGTATGGATAAAGCTGTTGAGGTTGTAGTATCTGAATTAGAAAAACAATCAGTAAAGGTTGGTGATAAAGTAGAACAAATAGCAACTATCTCAGCAAATGGTGATGAGAACATTGGTAAACTTATCGCTGATGCATTTGATAAAGTTGGTAAGGATGGTGTAATCACAGTTGAAGAATCAAAAGGTATTGAAACATCTATGGAAATTGTAGATGGTATGCAATTCGATAAAGGATTTCTTTCAACACACTTTGCTACCAATCAAGAAAAGATGTTAGCTGAGATTGAGAATCCATACATTCTATTATATGATGGTAGAATCTCAAATATGAATGATATCCTTAAACTATTAGAAGGAGTAGCACAATCATCTAAACCATTAGTTATTATCGCTGATGATGTAGAAGGTGAAGTGTTAGGTACTTTGGTAGTTAACAAACTCAGAGGAGCTCTTAATGTATGTGCAGTTAAAGCACCAGCATTTGGTGATAGAAAGAAAGAGATGATGAGAGATATCGCTACAGTAACTGGTGGTACTTTTGTACAACCTGAGATTGGACAGAAGTTAGAAGATGTTACAATGGATATGTTAGGTGTAGCTGAGAAGATTGTAGTTAGTAAAGATAATACTACTATTATAAATGGTGCAGGTTCATCTGATGAGATTGGTGAAAGAGTTAACTCTATCAAAACTCAAATCGATGAATCTAAATCAGATTACGAAAGAGAGAAGATGCAAGAGAGATTAGCTAAGTTAGCTGGTGGAGTTGCAGTTCTTTATATTGGTGCTGGTTCTGAAGTAGAACTGAAAGAAAAGAAAGATAGAGTTGATGATGCACTCCAAGCTACCAAAGCAGCTATCGAAGAAGGTGTTGTTGAAGGTGGTGGTATCGCTCTAATTAGAACTTTGAAAGCAGTTAACGAATTAGAACTAAGTTACAATGAGCAAGAAGGTGTTGAGGTAATCAAATCAGCATTGATGGCACCAATCACTCAGATTCTAAACAACGCAGGTGTAGCAACTGAAGAAATAATCTCTAAGGTTATGGAATCAGATGATATTGGATACAATGCTAGAACAGGTCATTATGAAAACTTAATGGAAAGTGGAGTAATTGACCCGAAGAAAGTTACTAGATGTGCTATTCAAAACGCAGCATCCGTTGTTGGTATGATTCTAACTACTGAATGTATGGTAGTAGATAGACCTAAAGATGATGGTGATAAAGAACCTGGTAAACAAATGTTGATGGGCTAACAATTAATCAACAAAAATAAGTAAAGGGGGATAATCTGATAGGTTTTCCCCTTTTTTTATGTTAAAAATTCACAAATCTTTACAATTTCTTTACAATTTCTTAACATTGGATATACTTATATATAAAGGAGGATATTATGTTAAATCGAAAAAGAGTATTATACCTCCTCTTTATTACATTCATTCTTACTATTGGAAATGTGTTTGGTCAAGAAAGAGTTATTCATCAAATTGATGATAATTTGTATTCTTACAAGTATGTAAATGAAGAAGGAGAAGTAACACAAAAAGGTTTCTACAAAAAAGTAGATAATATATTCAGACCGCATGGAATTTGGAGTGATTTTGTGGGAACAAAAGCTGAATACAAAGAAGGTATTATGGTATGGATTAAGCCAAAAGGTGATAAAAAGTACACATATAAAGACTTAGAAATCCAAAGATTGAGGAATCGAATCACAAGATTGGAGAAAAAAATTACCTCAATTTAACACACAAAACTTCATAATTGTTTCAATTAATATATTAAAGACCCTACTTCGGTAGGGTTTTTTATTTTCTTTCCATAGTTATTCTTGGAATTCCGATGTTTTTGTAAAGGAGGAAGTTATATCGAATTTAACTAAAACAAAGGAGAACATTATGGATTTTCTAAAAAAGATTAGCTCTTGGGCAAATCAATTAGTAGAAGTAGGTACAACTTTAATTGCACTAGGTGTAGTTTTTGAAGTACTTTTCAAAGGAATGAACATCCCGTTCTGGCCCAACGTTTCCGTAGTAGATAATATTATGGGAATCATCGGTGGATTATCCGCTGAAGGTTTAGTTGGCTTAGTGGGAGCATTCGTTCTTTATCACATCCTTAAAAACAAAGGATAAAAAACCAATAAAGGTTTAAAGAAATAGCTATTAAAACCCTCACATTTGTTTGTGGGGGTTTTTGTTTATATTTAACGAACCCCTACTTTTGTAGGGGTTTATAATTTTCTAATATTTATAGTATATGAAGAGAACAATCATTTTAATATTTTTAGGATTCTTATTAACATCTTGTGGAGCAAGTTATCAGTTATCCACTATAAATCACGACCCAGTTTACATAGATGATGTAAGGGTTGATGTTATTGAGAATGAAATGCAACTTGATTGGAAGTTAAGAACTGATAGTAAGTTCAGATGGGATTTTTCTCGTTATGCTTCTACTCAAAGTTTAAGATGGCACTATGATTTCTATTATGATAATAGAATGTGGAGAAGTCCATTTAGAAGCCCATTCGATTTCTATTGGAACTCAAATGATTTTTGGTGGCACTGGGGAAGTAACAATTACTTTATGTACAGCCATTGGAATAGGTTTGGATTGTATGGATACAATCGATGGTCACTATTTGGATATGATAGATGGGGATACAACAACAGTTGGGGTTGGAATGATTGGGGCTGGAGAAATAGAATGAATGATATTGCTTATCATAACAAAAAGAGAACCAATACTGCATACATAAATGGTAGGAGAGGTTCTAACGTAGTTGTAACACCAAATGGTGGTAGTAGTAGAGGAAGTGATGTAGTAATCGGAAATAGGGGTAGAAACAACAATGTGAATATATCTGAAGATGTAAGAAGATATAAGGATAAAATTATATCTCGTAAAAACATAGATGATATCGCAAGAGATTTAAATAACGGAAGAAAGGTAAGAACATATGAAAATCCCAATAGAGTTATTAACAATAATAACAACAACATTAACCGAAGTAATATTAACAATAGACCTTCAAGAAATTATAATGTACCAAGACCTAATAACAACAATATAAGGAGTACACCTCCACCAACAAGAGTTTCACCACCTGTTAGAAGTAATATTAGTAGAGGAAGTTCAAATGTTGGTAGAAGTAGTTCATCAGTCATTAGAAGAAATGAGTAAACCAACTAACATATTAAATGAAGGGTTGAAAGAATTAGGAATCACCGATTTCAAATCTCTCTTTAAGAAAATGCCACCTCAACTACAAAAGAGAGTGTATAACTTAAAGAACTTTGGACAAAGGTTAGATAAACATCCAGAAGGAAATGTACTTAAACATACTATTATGGTTGTTAATCGTTCAATTAAAGATGATGATATCGATATAGCTATTGCTGCTATGTTCCACGATATAGGAAAAGATGTAACTGCTGGTATTCATCCAAAGAAAGGACACATTACACATTTTGGACACGAAAAGGTATCAGCTATGTTATCTAAAAAGTATCACAAATGGATTCAATCAGTTGGTGGTAATCCAGCTAATGTTTATTACATTGTAAAGAACCATATGAAATACAAACAATTGGATAATATGGGAATCAAAAAGGTAGCTAAATTAAAATCATTCAGAGCATTTGATAAGTTAAGTAAGTTTTCTAAACACGATAGAGGTGGGTTAGGTGAAGATTCACCAACAAACGCACATCCTCAAGGTGGTAGGATACTTACCAACAAAACAACTGTGATGGATATGTTGGATGTAATCTCACATAAAGAGTTTGGACCTGATTATCATAAACTTAATAATTCACAAAAAAAGAAAGTTCATAAGATTGCATTAAAACATAAAATCTTAGAATCATATTTAGAAGAAAGAAGTAAAGGTAAATTAAGACCAGCTGATAAGTTAAGAAGAAGAGCTGCTATGGCTGGTAAACGAGCTCAAATAGCTAGGAGAAGAGCTAGAACAATGAAGAGAAGAAAACCTCTTACTAAACTTAAAAAGATTGCATACAAAATGGCATATAGACAAGTTTACGATGAGTTTATGAAAGATTTATTTCCTGGTATGAAAAGAACGGATTTATCAATCCAACAAGCTAAGATAGTTCATAAAAATGTGGTAAGAAAAAAGAAAAGAGTTTTAAAAAGAGCTAAGTTTAGATTTTTACCAGCTTTAAGAGCTAAAGAAGTAGAAAAATTTAAAAAAGATTAATATGCAAGAAGTAATTGTAAGTGGAAGTGTTAAACACCTAAGTGAGTATGATACTGGTGAGATACCTCAACCAGATACATCTCCTTTTACAAATCCAAATGAAGAATAAAAAAGAACAACAAGATTCTGGAGGATTCCAAAAACTACTAATTCAAATGATGAATAGAAGGTGGTTGATTACATCCATCGTTCTATATACTTTCGTAATAGTTACAACTGGAATACTTATATCTATACACACAGGCACAGAAGTTGCTGGTGAGTGGAAAGAATTATTACTTTTATTGTTAGGAGCATTTATTGGTTCGTATGGTAAAATTATAGATTATTGGTTCTCTGATACTGATAAAGATAAGATGTTAGTTCAGAAGATGGATGAGGAAGATGGAGAATCATTATCTAATACAAAAAATTAATTATGAATGCAATAGGCTGTATAAAAGCAATTGATAAAGTTAAAACTTCAGTAGAGGGAAATGACCCAAGAGGATGGATGAAGGCATGTGCCGAAGAAACCTTACTGAAGATGGGAAATGAACATGATTTCAAACAGTGTTTGATTGGGAAGATGGAATCTACCAAACAACACATCGAAAATCCTGAAGGTTATGCAAATATGTTATATAACAAAATCAAAGGAAAATGTTCGTAATCTGGTCGTAGAATAAAGAGGCCAGTAAATAGAAACCCAACCCCGTAAGGTTGGGTTTTTTTTGTGTCTAAAAATAATTTGAAAAAAAGTGTGAAATAATTTGGATATATCAAATATTTTTCGTATGTTAGTACTGTAATTGATTGAGAGATGAAATTAGAAAGTGTAAATAAAATCGTTGAAGAAATCCTTCCAAAAATTGAGAAACATTATGGGTTTTCAAAATTCCAAGAATGTACTCCTTATGTAGAACTTCATAGAAACATCTATGAAAAGTATAGTGGTGAGGAAGGTGCTGAAGGTGAAGAAGATAAGTGTCATGCTGAGTATTGTTCAATGATGAATGAAATCACAATCTACTATCCTCAGATGAAAAGTAGAAAGATGGTTATTGAAACTTTGATTCACGAATACATTCACTACTTACAATCTCCTTCTTGGTTCAAAAGATACTACAATATGGGGCATGATTATGTATCTCACCCATATGAGAAAGAAGCTATTAGTTACGAAAAAGATTATAAACTATTTATTTAAACCTTAAAACATGATTAAAAAGATTAAATCAAAACTACTGACTTACTTATTTACCGATTGGGTAAAAAGTGAAACTGATTTGGAAACAATCAAATTGACTTCACAAATGTTGAAGAATAGAGAGATTCAAATTACTGGTATCAAACCAGTATTAGGATTTAGGTCTCATACAAATAATACTGAAATACAATAAATGTTAAGAGAAATTCTACCTGTTGGAAATGACCTATATGTTGTTAAACGAAAGTTTAAGATAGAACATTGGGAAAAGATTGTAAAACACTTTGGGGCTAATGAAGTTTGTAAAGCATATCATTGTGAAACTATACTAAGAGGTAGGGATGGATATTTCTATCTTTGTGATAAAGTAGATGATGCAAAAATAATTGAATAAATATTTGGATATATCAAATATTTTTCGTATGTTAGTACTGTAATTGAAAAACGAAGTTAAACCTTAAAATTTAAAATATGACTTATTCAGAATTATCAACGATGACCATTGAAGATTTAAAAACTCTTAACTCTATGGTAGTTGAAACAATCAAATCAAAAAAATCGTTATTGGCATTAGAGAAGAAAGATTCTCTTTACGTTGGTGCTATCGTTTCAGTTGACCATCCGAAGATGGCTGGACATGAATTGAAAGTAACTAAAATCAATAGAACTAAAGCTGTTTGTGAATTAATAAATGGTTTGGGTTCTTACAACGTTCCCCTAAGTATGATAAACATTATAAACGGATAATTATATGGCTAGATACAAAACCTACAAAATTGAAAATACACCATCTGAGAAATTCCCTCAGATGGTTACTATTTCTAAAAAAGTAAAAGGTAACCTTTTTGAAAAGAAGTTTATCTCAGAACAAAAAGCTAAAGCTTGGATAGAGTTAGGAGCTGCACATAAGTTGATTAACAATGGTGCTAAAAAAGTAAAGAATGAATTAGGTTCTATTGGAATCTTAACTGAAACTCCTGCATGGTAAAGTATGACCCAAACAATCCCCTATCCGATGAAGAGTTGGATAAGTTGGGTAAAGAGGATTTCGATAAGTTTTTAGAATACTTAGATTCTAAAACGGCTTACCTAAAACAATTTTCAAAACCTTTAGATGCATATCACTTAAAAAGATTTGCAGCTCAAGATATGAAAGATAAAACTGGAGAAATGTTGGGTGTTGAAGAACTAAAAAAACTTCAAAAGCAAGGTAATGAAAACAGTAAAATGTCTGATGAAGAAATAGAAAAGCATGAAGAGTGGATGGAGAAAAGAAACGAAATGTTGAAGAAAACATTTGGTGTTAAAAACTTTAAAACACACAGGTCTCAATGGTTCGATTAATAAGTGGCTTTATTTGTTTTTTTAAACCTAAACCTAAGATAAGAAAGTTCGAAGGTAGTATAGTTGATAATTGTTGGAATTGTGGATGTGGAGCTTTAAACGCAGCTTATAGAAGTACTTGTGGAAATTGTAATAAAGAAATAGATGAAAGTTAGTTGGTATTATAGAGAGATGGGTAGTAGAAATAAAAAGACTGGAAAGCTATCCTACTACAGTGTAAAAGTAACTGATTATAAAATATCAGATTGTGAATGTAAAGCAAGAGAGTTCAGACCTCACTCTGCTTGTAAACATATGAAGAGGTTGCATGAAAAATTAACACATTTAAGTATATAATATGGGAGTGGATATTTCGGGTAGAAATCCAATACACAGAACACCAAAACACGAATACCCAAATTGGAATGAGATTTCTGATAAGGAAAAGGATGATTGGTTTGAGATGGATGATAAATGGCACAAAGAAAATCCTGGTGATTACTTTAGAAGTAATTGGTGGGGATGGAGACCTATTGTTCAACTTTGTGAAACAGTAGATAACATTTATGGATTAAATATTAATTTTGAGAATTGGGGTTCCAATGATGGAGCTGGTTTAGAAACTCAAGAAGAATGTAATAAACTTGCTGAAGGATTAGAAAGATTTACATCTAAAATTGATTGGGTTGATGATGAAGATTGGATGGGTATCTTTACTGAATGTTGGAGTACATTAGAAGGTGGTTTCGTTGATAATAGTAAAAAAGAGATTCAGAAACTAAATTCAGAATACGAATGGGGTGATGTAATTAGACAATCAATTATGTTACCAAGTGGTAAAGTTGTAGAACCTGCTCACAAAGTTTATAAAAGTAGAATAGATGCTTTCATCAAATTCCTAAAAGAATGTGGTGGATTTTCAATTTGGTAATTAATGAAGATATCAATTATAGTAAGGACTTGTAATAGACCTGATTTTTTAGAAGAAGCTCTAGCATCTATACAATTACAAACTCATAAAGATTGGGAAGTTATTGTATTTGATGATGGTGATAAATCTAAAAATCAATCGATAGTAACTGATTTTAAAAATAGAACTGATAATTTAGTAACTTACATAAATTCAGGTAAACAATATCACTTATTTAAAGAGAGTTGGAAGATAGCACCAAAAATATCACAAGGTGAAATTATGATTCGTTTGGATGATGATGATATTTTAGATTCAGAATGTTTAGAATATGTAGATAAAGTATTTTCGGAAACACCTGATTTAGATTTTGCTTATGGAAGTTCCGTTTTATTTAATGGAAATGAGCTGGGTGATTTGATGGAAACAAAAACACCAATAGATTATCCAAAAACTAAATCAACTTGGTCTGGTTATATAGAAGGATATCCATATAATAAACCTTGGAGTCATACACATGATTACTTCGATGAACCAAAACACCCATCATCGATAATACATTCCTCAAAGCTAAATCAGTTTTGTATCTTCCATCCATATGTGATGAGAACTAAATCAATCCTCCCAGTGTTAGATAAAATAAATATGACTTCTAACTTTGTTGATGATATAGAATTCTTAGGTTCGTTAGATAACTTAGGATTAGGCTACAACACTTTAAATAAGGTTTTAACTTATGTTAGAAAGCATGATAAAGGTAGTGTAACTGATAAAGATAGAATGATAAATGGAGTAAATTTATGGGATGATATCTTCAGAGTTAGAGATGAAGTTGATTTTTTAAGACCAGATGGTTTAAATTTTAAATCAAAAATCGTAAAAATTAACTTTGATAGTAATTATAATATCACAATAGATGATAAGTTAAAGCAAAGATTTAAAAAAACTTTAAAAAATATTAATGAAATTACAAATCCTACAGTCAAAGAGTATTACGATAAATTTGATTGGAGAAGATTTTAATAACAACTAAAAAAGATTAAGAAAGCATGAGTTCAAAAAACAGCGGACCTCAACTAAATTCTTTAAGAGATAACTACAATAAGTTAGTTTCTAAAAGAGTAATGGCGAGTAAGAGTAAGAAAGTACAATGGGAATCTAAAAGAAGATTTACAAGTATTTAAAAAAGATTTAAAAAAGATTTGGAATTACGAAAAAGTTTTCGTATATTAGTAATCTAATAAGGAAAGAGAAGTTCTTTGATTTAATGATAGTATAACGAATACTGAACACCTCGGTGGTGGAATTGGTAGACACGTTGGACTTAAAATCCAATGAACAGTAATGTTCGTGCCGGTTCGACTCCGGCTCGAGGTACTTAGTATTCGTAGAAAAGATAAAAGGAGAGGGGAGAATGAGGTCTTTATAAGTTTGTACCATGCAACCACTAATAAACACATATTAAGATAAAGAGCCGGCTACAGTCGTTAGGTAGCCCCTCTCCAACATATTGAATGCACCCATAGCTCAACTGGATAGAGCATCGCCCTTCTAAGGCGAGGGTTATAGGTTCGACTCCTATTGGGTGTACTGGTGAACACAACTTAGTTGTTAGTAACCTAACATTAAAATAAAGTGTAGGTGGATTAAACCTACACAATGAAGAATGAAGGTTGAGGAAAACGTAAAATCCTTGTGTTCTGCAGACACTATAAGGTTGGGCCGAAACTGAGTTTTTGATGAGGAAAAAACATCGACGGGTGTTCTCATAAGGGTAGCTTCCTTCATCTTCATTTTATTTTAGAGGAATGCCAGAGCGGTCGAATGGACTTGACTTGAAATCAAGCGTACTTAACGGTACCGGGGGTTCGAATCCCTCTTCCTCTGCGAACTATCGTTCATTGAAATATTGAATTTAAATTTAAAAATAAAAATAAAATTATGGAAACACTATATATTGTATTAGGTGCATTCTCATCGATTTTTATATTCCTATTGGGGTATGCGGCGAAGGGTGTATTTGATTTAAAAAAAAGAGTAGATTATTTAGAATCATTCTTAGAAGATACCGATACTAGAATCGATATCGTAGTTGATAAAACCAGAGAACAATTGGTAAACCAAATGGATTCGATGGAAAGGCACTTGGATGGAAATGATAAAGAGATTTATGCATTTATCGATTCAAGATTAGATAAGTTAGAAAACAAATTCAGAGGTGATATTGCTTCTGGAGTTGAAGTTAGAAAGGTTATAGACCAAAGTAAAAAGTCAAACGAAAGATTAGATGAGTTTATTAAAACTTTTCAATCACAATAAATAAATAAAAGAACGATAGTTTAAGTATTATGAAGAAGAAGGGAAGATATAAAGAGAAGTTGGATTGGGATGACATGACCCAAGGTGAAGCTTCTCATCATATCGGAAAGAGGATGACTGAGAAAGTAGAGAAATCTAAAAAGGATTTCAAAAGAAAACCAAAACATAAAAACCGAGAAAGGTTTGATGATTATGGTTACTATCCCGATGGGGATATGTAGGAGGGGAATTAGCTCAGCTGGCTAGAGCGCTTCGCTTGCACCGAAGAGGTCATCGGTTCGACTCCGATATTCTCCACAAATAGAGAGGCAGTGAAGCTGTAATTGGGAAGTAGAGAGAATTAATTAGCAAAAAAAGGTTTGTAGTAGCTAGGCATCTCTAATTGCACCCAGTCAGAAACCTTGAAAGACCCGAAACCTCTCTTATTTGGCCCGTTCGTCTAACGGTTAGGACATATGGTTTTCATCCATAAAATAGGAGTTCGATTCTCCTACGGGCTACAAAAGTTGATAAATATATAGGATAGAGGAAGCGTAGAATAGTAAAGTGGGAGAACACTATCGCAAGGGTACACACTAAGCACAAATCTCTAATGGTGTGTGAAGGTTCTACAAAATTCAGATTCCCGATAAAACTATTCCTATCCTATAAAAATAATTCACTTTTTATTTGGAATTCTCATTTATTTTTCGTATGTTAGTACTGTAATTGATGAGAAACCCTAATAAATAAATTATGATAGTAGAAAAACCAAAAAGTAACGGAATAACAATTGATTTGACTGGACCACAAGGTAACGCTTTTTACCTATTGGGAATGGCTAAGAAATTAGCTACACAACTTGATTTCCCTGCAGAATTCATTATGAATGAAATGAAGAGTGGAGATTACGAAAACCTAATCAAAGTATTTGACCATTACTTCGGTAGTGTAGTAACTTTATATAAATAAAAAAATTATGATGGGATATGTTGCTTATGGAATAACTACAACCTTTTTTGTTTGGGTTGGATATGAGTTAGCAAGTTTGTTAATCGGAAGTCTTAAAGATAAGAAAAATGGGAAAGGTTAAGGAACTATTGTACGATGGACCCGATGGGTTGAATGATTGGAAAGCTGGAGAGGATTGGATGCCAAACCACGAATGGTTTTTTAACCCTGATTTGAGGTATGATATGGAATATGAAGAATGGGAAAGTTCAGAAGGTTATGTAACATTTGTGAATGATGAGATTGATATCACTAAACCAAAATATAGTGATGGTGATTTAGCAGATGCACTACAATACGCAGCAAAATCTATTATCATTGAACCTGAAGAGGTTGGAAAAGAAGTTTATAATAGACTTCTTTTTGAAAAAATATTCGAATATCTAAATAAATCAAATGGCACCAATTAAAAGTAAAAAGAAGAGAAGAGAAGAAATAATTAAGAATCTTACACACACAATTCAAACAGAAACTGCTAAACCAAACTTCAATGAAGAGTTAGTAGCTAAGTTACAAAGTAGATTAGATTCTATTTTGGATGGAACTTTTGTGAGTAAGATGAGAAAACCAAAAAAGTAAATGCGTAATCTTATCTATGGGGTACTATTGTTTACATTAGCCCAAGCAATTATATGGATTCAAACCAATGGACAGTTTGTTTGGCCTTGGTTCAAAAAGAATCCATTTTTAGTATCATTAGCTGGTGGTACTCTAATCTCATACGTTTTCATTAAGGGAACGTGGTTAGTTGCAGAACACTTCAATGGACAACTTTGGCCTGGTAGATTCATAGGACAAGCAACAGGTATCCTAATATTTGCATGGATGACTTGGTTTTTTCTTAATGAAGGTATCACATCTAAAACGATGGTATCTTTGATTCTAGCAGCAATTCTAATAGGAATACAAATATTTTGGAAATAAAATGAAAGCAATCTTAGAATTTAATCTACCAGAAGATAAAGTTGATTTCAATCTTGCCGTTAAGGGTTCGGATTGGTGGCATGTTTGTTGGAAAATGGACCAAAACCTTCGTACAAAAATCAGATACGATGAAAGTATCTCTGAACATACTCGTGAAGTGTATGAAGAGTTAAGAGAAGAGTTGAGACAAATTATGCTAGATAATAATGTAGATTTTAATGAAGTAGAATGAAAGAAATTGATTTACATGGATTAACACACGATGAAGCTTTGATAAAAGCTGAGGATTTCGTATTGTTATTATCACAAAATATGACATTTCAATGTAGAATCATTACAGGTAAATCGGATAGGTTATCTAAGAAGGTAGTAGAGATGTTAGAATCGCATGAGTTTAATTGGTATATCCCAACTTGGAATGTGGGTGAAATAATAGTTACTCATTAATTTGGATAATTAAAAATAATTTTGTATATTTGTAAAATATGATGATAAACGGAGATAAAAAGATTGTAGGATTTACGGCTGGGAATTTTGATATTCTTCATCCGGGTTATATCTACACATTTCAAACTGCTAAGAAACATTGTGATTATTTAATGGTGTTTCTTCAGAATGACCCATCAAAAGATAGGGCAAATAAGTACACACCCGTTGTACCAAGAGCTGAAAGATACAACGCATTAATGGAATTAGAATCAGTTGATGCAGTTTATGCCTATCAAAGTGAAGAAGAACTTAGAAACTTAATAGATTTTTTCAAACCTGATGTTAGAATCTTAGGTGAGGATTATATTGGAAAACGATTTACTGGTGATGATTTACCACCAAAGGTTATATATACTTCAAGAGCACATGGTTGGAGTACAACAAAGTTAAAGAATGATGTTACTATTCAAACTTTGAAACAAAATCCAGAAATATTGTTAGCACATCCAGATATATTAGAAAAAGTTAAACAACTAAAATACGATGGAGATGAGTAGAGAAAAATGTATTACTTGTAAAGCAGATACACCATATCACCTCAGTACTGATATTGAGTATCGTTCTCATTATGTAGAAGGAGCAGGACAACTTTGTAAAGAATGTTGGAATGATTACTTCGAAGATGATGATAAAGTATTAATGATTTCTGAGAAAATCATTAAAGATAATCCTAACAATTATACATTAGGTGAAAAAGTTAGGTCAATTTATAATAAATTAACAAAATAAGTTATGGGATTAAAACAAAAATTATTAGATGTAATTAAATCAGGTTATCCTGATTTTGACCAAGAAAAAGATGGATTTGAAATTGAATTTGAAGGTGGTGGTGATTCTTTCGGTTCTTTTTATTCAATAGATTTATTCAGAAATGAAGATTATTCATTCAAACATGAAGGTGATTTGAATTTAGATGAACATTATGACCTATTGTTTGAAATCTTAGATGCATCTGATGTTGGTTACAATTGGAATAATGCTGGTACTACTGGTAAATTTCAGTATAACTACGATGATGGTGAACAACGATTAGATGTTGAAACCTGTGTATCTGATGAATACTTTGGTGAAGTAGAATAATATGGCAAATCCATTAAAACATTCTCAATCATCTGTTAGATTGTGGGGAGGTACTGAAGAAGATTATCTTTCTATTCACAATAAAATGGATTGTAGTAAGAAATACTTTTCAGATAATAGACATAGAGCATTGACTCACAATATGTTTTTTATCTTTGAGGTAATGATTCCTATCTTTGGTGAATACATTACTAACTCTGATGGTAAAGTAGTATCAGTTAAGGATATCTGCGAATATCATATCTTAGAGGATTATGGTAAAAGATTCATTCCAAATGTATCTGATTTTTTGGATGAGATGGAAATCAAAAGTTGGATGGCTAATGGAATTGGTGAAGGACCTTCTTCACAAAAGAAAAAGAAACTAACATCAGAAAGAGTAAAACGAATAGTACAAATTGACTAATATGAATAAATTAACGTATCTTATAACCGAAAATGGTGAAACTTATTCAATGGAATTTATCACCGATAGAACCGCAAGTTGGACTGAATCTCAGTATATGAGACATCGTACCAATATTCAAATGAATCTGATTGGTGAAGAACCAACGGATGAAACCGAACCAACATCATATAAATTAGATTAAAATGGCAAATCATATGGAAACGTATATCACCATTAAGAATGGTGATATCAAAGTAGCAGAAAAATTAAAAGATATATTCACACCACCAGAAGGTGAGTACGAAACTAACACCGAAGATTTATATAAAAGATTGTATGGTGATGAAGCACCCGAGGAATACGATAGAGGTTGGGTATGTGATAACTTAGGTGCTAAATGGGTTTATTCTGATTTTGAATATGATGAAGAACCTCAACATATTCATCTAATGTTAACATCAGCTTGGAGTGTACCAATTCAGTTATTAGAGAAGTTAGCAGAAGTTCTAACTGATATCAAAGAAGATTGTTATATTTGTGGTACTTATGAAGATGAATCGATGGACCCATGTGGAGCTTTTATCTACGCTAAAGATTATGATGATATCGAAGATTACGATGATGAGTACGATTGGGATAAAGATGAAGAAGATGATTTCTATCGTGAAACTTGGCATGATAAGATAGCTGAGTTAGGAAAAGAAGTAGAAGGTGCTTACTTAGAGTTTTTAGAAGATAAGAAGAATAATCCTGAGGATTACGAATAAGATATTATATTTATTAACATAAACACTATCTAAATATGGGACTTAAAGAAACTCTAGCAAAAAAGATTTTAGAAGCTAAGTTAAATAAAGCAACTAAGCACGCTCAATCTTACATTCAGAAACTACAACAAAAGTTTGATGATTTAATCAAATCAGAAAAGGAGTAGTAAAATTTACTAAAATTTATTAAAAAAAGTTGGGAAAAAATTTGGATTTCTCAACTTTTTTTCGTATGTTAGTACTGTAATTGAGTGGGGATATTCCCACTATCTAAAACTAAGTTATATGAATTATTTAATCCACCCTGAAACCTTAATGTTTAACGCTAAATCTCGTATCAAAGGATTTGGTGAAATGATTGGAACTGAGAAGGTTCAACAACACACTTTATTAGAACTTGCAACTGAAGTTGCTGAAGATTGGACAAATGATTGGGATGAAGACCAAGGTTTTGGTTCTTCTGATGGAACTTATATGTTAAAAGATTTCATCGATACTGTTATTTCTTCTATCTATATGAAAAATGGTATGGGTAGTGGACTTTATTCTACAATGTTTAACCCTTCATTGGAAGTTGTAAAAAAATAAGATATGTTAAATAATAAAATTGATTTTGAGACTCTAAGTAAAGTTGAAAACGAATTCGGTAACTTTGAAATCGGACAAGTTCATGGTGGTGGTAATCCCATCTACCTACGATTCGGATATTGGAATCGAGTGGATGTAGTGAAACTCAACGAAATCTTAGATTATCATGCTACTGCAATCGAAGATGAGTGGTATGATGATGATTGTGGATACAAATATAACTATAAATTGGTGTAAAGATATGAACGAATACTTAGAAGAATTGATGTTAGCTAATACCGATTTTACCTCAGAACAAATCTCTGAGATGGAAAATTGGGAAATCCTTATGCATTTGGGGTGGGAATGATTAAACCAAAAGAAGAGTTTAAATTATCAGTTAGAACCCTAAACCTTATGGTAAGAATGGGGCACACAAATCTAAAAAATGTGGTCAAAAATATCCAAAAAAATCGAAAAAAAAGTACCAAATAATTTGGATATATCAAATATTTTACATATATTAGTAATGTAATTGAGAGTAAAACCTAAAACACTATTTATGAAAAATTATCAAGCTATCCTTATCGTTTTGATTTCCTACGGAATCGCTTATGGAATTCTTAATGGAACAATTCAGAACTATGTTTACTTTGCTGATGAACTAAATGAAATATTTTGTTTCATTCTTGCATTTACAATGGGTTCAATGACCCTATTCGCTATTGATTATAAGAAAATTTTAAAAGCTCTAATTTAAACCCTAAAAGTATGAAAGGTAAGTTATTAGTACATTGTCAGTATTATGAAAACTATAATGTGGATGCCAATGGATTTGGTGAAGTTCCACATTGGAAACCTAAAGGTGGACACACCTTTACAATGCCGGTTGATTCGGATACGGTATTTTATACCCCACAAGATATTCTGATAAAAGGTATCAAAAATTTGGTGGAATCTCAGAACTCGATTGCTGAGAAGTTCGAATATATCGAACATGAGTTGGTACTTTCTGAACCTACTTTGGTTGAAGGTTTGGAAGATGAGTTGACTAGGTTATGTGATATATACTCAGTAGTACAAGCATAAAGTTATGAGTGGAAAAGTAAGTGGATATACCGAAAAAATCTTCACCCAAGATGAGGTGAAAGATATTCTAAGTGAAATCATTGATATGGTAGGTGATTTGGGTTGGGAAGAGCAAAGAATGAGCACCAGCGGACAAGAAACCTATGAACGATTGGTAAACTACTTGGAAAATCTATGAAAACCTCAGTTCACCATACATTAGATAAGGAGCAGGCAAAACTTCTGAAGAAGTTAGATGCTTGGTTAATCGATAATATGTTAACGCAAGGTGGTGAGGAATTGGTAATGAAGTTAAGAGAACTAATTACCAAAATTGAAGAAAAGGGTTATTATGATACACCCACAAAAGAACTCTTGAATGAGTTAAGATATCAGTATATGAAAGATACGAAAGAGGAATCTGATTAACTGATATTTATATGAACCGAATAGTTTTTAAAAATCGGTTTTGTTGTTTAACTAAAGGGAAACCTATGAACAAACACATTATTTTTGTATTATTGATAGTTGTAGCTCTACTATCCTTTGGAATGAGTGATTCTAAAGACAAAGAGTTAAATCTTCCAACAATTGAACAATTGGAGGAAGAACGAAGGTTAAAAGAACAAGCTATAAAAGATAGTATAGTTAATTACCACAAAGTTGAATTGGAGAATTTCCTATCAGCAATAGGATTTAGAGAGAGTGGTAATAGATACGATATAACTAATACTTTTGGTTATATGGGAAAGTATCAGTTTGGTAAAAGTACTCTAAAAGGATTAGGATACAAAGTATCTAAAAAAGAGTTTCTAAGTAACCCAGACCTACAAGAAGAGGCAATGTTGTCTTTGTTAAATCATAACAAAGAGAAACTGCAACAATATATTGATGTTTATGACGGTAAAACTATAAACGGAATATATATTACTGAGAGTGGTATCTTAGCAGCCGCTCACTTAGGAGGACAAGGTTCTGTACGAAGATACTTTAGAAACGGAAAAGTTTTTAAAGATGGGTATGGAACTAAAATCACTTCCTATATGAGTGAGTTTAGTGGTTATGATATCAGTTTAAATTAAGTTATGAAAAAAGTACACTTCGGTTGTGGATGGAACTTCTTGGAGGGTTGGGATAATACTGATATGGTAATCCCACCTAACCTAACAAAATCACAAGAACAAAAAATTAAAATCATTGATGTTACTCAGACTTTACCTTATGAATCTGATAGCGTAGATTTTATATTCCACGAACATATGATTGAGCACCTTGATGAAGTTGATGGTTACACTTTCCTAAATGAATGTTATCGAATATTAAAACCAGGTGGTGTAATGAGAATATCATGTCCATCAATTGATGGTGCTATGAAAGTGTATAACAATTGGGATAATGTTAGTGATGAATGGAAAGAGGAATATGGTTTAGTTACTAAGGCTAGATTTATAAATCATTTCATTTACTATGAAGCTGCTGGATATAAAGGTAAAAAGTTTGATAGAGATGGTAATGTTAAGATGATAAATAATCCAAATTATTGGCATAAGTATATGTATGATAAGGAGGACTTTTCCTACAAATTAAATTATATCGGATTCAGTAAAGTAAATTTTGTTAATAAACATGAAAGTGAATATTCAGAATTGAAAGGATTGGAGAGAAGATTTGGTGGTAAGTTCAAACTATTTCCAAGTGAAACTGATATAACATTAGAAACTAAAAAATAAATTAAAACTATGAGAAAATCATTATGGATAGCTTTAGGGTTATTTTTCGTAGGCTGTGCCTACATCGGAGTACTTCTTCCTGGAGTACCAACCACATTTTTTGTGATACTAGCTGCATGGGCATTTAGTAAATCTTCTGAGAAATTTAATAAGTGGTTACACGAACATCCATTGTTCGGAAAGTATCTTACCAATTGGGAAACTAAAAAAGTCTATCCAACCAGAGGTAGATGGGCTATGGTAGGAGTTATGTGTATTTCTTTAATTTCAATGTTCTTTACAGTTCCTCTTAGGGTTGTAGGATATGCTGCTATTACATTTATACTGATTATAATTTGGGCATTTAAATATCCTGGTTCAGTTGAAGAGTATGATAAACGAATTAAAGAAGGAAAGAAAATTGGCTGGTTCAAATAAAATACCAAACATTAATCCAACTAATATAGGATTTGGAATAAAGACCTATGTACCAACTATTGATTATTATTTAGATTTAATCAAAGATGGTACTAACTTTAAGTTCATTAGATGTAATCACGGATTATTAGACCCTTTCGCAAGGTCAATGAGTAATGATGAATTAAATGAAAAGATTTCCAATAAACAATATAGAGAGTTAGCAGAAAAAGTTGCTGAGTATCATGCTCATCATCATCCTCAACTAAAAAGATGGCATGGTGATATGAATGAAAAGTATGTTGATATCTTAACCTTCTTTACACAATTCTTTTATGATGAGATTCATAATAAAGATAGTGAGTTTGATTTTGGAATATCATTATGTAATGGAATTTGGAGAGCATCTGATAATGTAGAACATAAAGATGTAATAAGTAGAGGTAATGCATTTTTATCTTTAACTCAGAATTTAGATAAGATATATTTTCACGGGGGTTTAGCTAGACACTATGCAGTTACTGGTGAAATATTTCAGTTATTTGATTTGTTGAATGAGTTAGATTATGATGTTATATTTGTTGGAGCTCCTTACTTTAAAATAGCTGAAGCTGTATATAACATAAAGAACTTCATACATATTCCTATATCTTATACAAATGCTATTAAGAAGTTTGATGAAACTATTGATATCTTAAAAAATACGATTAAGAAACGAGAAACAATTATATTCAATTCTTGTGGACATGATTTAACATTTTACTTAGCTGATAAGATTAGGGGAATTGATGTATCTCAAATGGATGTTGGTAGAGCTTTAGATTGGAATATGAACAAAAGTTTCATAAGGAAGGAACATACTGAGGCATTTAGTAACTTACCAAATGGTATTTACAAACCTTGGGAACAATATGGTGAGAATCCTTGGTTAACTTGGGCAAGACCTACTCATATGAATGTAGTAAAACGATTGAGGCAAAATAATGAATAAAGTATTTGGTATTGGAATGAACAAAACAGGTACTACAAGTCTCAAATTTGAGTTTATGAGATTGGGATATAATGTAGGTGACCAAAGAGAGATTGAACAAAAGTTTTGGGCTTGGAAAAATAAAAGATGGGATGTTATAATCGATTATTGTAAACGATACGATTTCTTTCAGGACTTTCCATTTTCATTTCCAAATACCTATAAAGAAATAGATAACGTATTTGATGCTAAGTTTATATTAACAATAAGAAACTCAGCTGAAGAATGGTATGATTCATTAGTTAGATTTCAAACTAAAACTGGAGCATTTAATTCGAATGGAAAATTACCAACTGCTCAAAATCTGAAAGAAGCAATTTATATCAGAAAAGGTTGGATGTACGATACTCATATGAGTTTGTTTGATGTAACTGATGATGATTTATATAACAAAGAAGTATTAATAAAAACTTATAACAAATATAACAAAGAGGTTATTGATTATTTTGGAGATAGAGAAGATTTCTTAGTTTTAAATTTAGCAGAGGAGAGTTCTTATAGTAAGTTCTTAGAATTTATGAAAGAAGAAAGTCCTTATACTACATTTATGCATAAAAACAAATCGAAATAAATTTGTAATTCTCAATTATTTTTCGTATATTTGTAAAAATAAATTAGGTAAAAAGTATGGCAAACGGAATTTATAAAGTTACTGATGAGTTTGAAGAAAAGTTAGCTCATTACACAGGCGCTAAATACGCTGTAACATTAGATAATATGAGTAATGGATTATTCCTTGCTTTGTATTATGAAAATCATATTATGAATCGTACTGAGGATACGATTACAATACCTGCTAGAACATACCCATCAGTACCTTGTGAAATCATTCACGCTGGTCTAAAAGTAGGATTTGAACCTGTTGAGGGTAAAACTATTAAAGGTGCATATGAAATGAAAGGTTCAAACGTATGGGATTCAGCTCTAACATTTACAGCTGATATGTACAAAAAGGGTACTCATATGTGTGTATCATTTACAGGTCCTTACAAACACTTCAAACTATCTAAGGGTGGAGCAATCTTAACGGATGATTATGATGCATATCTTTGGTTTAGAAGAGCAAGATATAGTGGTAGAAGAGAAATGTCTTATCACGATGACCATTTCGATATGATTGGTTGGAACTTTTATATGATGCCCGAACTTGCTGCTAGAGGATTATTACTTATGGGTCAATTCTATAATATGGATGGAACCAAAAAACATAATGAGGATTTGGAATTACCATATCCCGATTTGAGTAAATTTGATGTTTATACAAAATGAAAATATTTCAAATAGGTTTCAATAAATGTGGCACAAAATCCCTTTCGGATTTCTTTTCCAATAATGGATATCTCTCAGTACATTGGGATAACTATAAATGGGATAATCACTTCAGTAAAAATCTAAAAGAGAATAAACCCCTTTTGGATGATACGAACCCCCATGTCGTTTTTTTTAGTGATATTGGGTTTGTTCAAAGACAATTTCAGATATTCGCAGAACAATACCCCACATCGAAATTTATTTATAATGTAAGAAATATTGATAGTTGGTTAGATAGTAGAGAAAGACATTATAAGAAGCACCCCCTGGCTTTTTCTGATAACTTTGGATTTACTCAACAAGCTGGCTTAGATAGAAGAGATTATTGGAAATCTGAATGGTTGTATCACAAAAAAGTTATAGAAGAATACTTTGTAGGAGAAAAAAGTGAAAGGGTATTGAAGTTTGATATCGAAAAGGATGGAGTTGAAAAGCTGGTGGAGTTCTTACCCAATATGGAGTTTACGGATTTAGAGTTTCCACATAAAAATAAAGGATAATGTTTTTAAGTAAAGAAGAGTTAAATAAAATAGGATTCAAATCCATTGGTGAAAATGTGTTAATATCGGATAAGGCATCGATATACTCACCTCACACCATAACGATTGGAGATAATGTAAGGATAGATGATTTTGTGATTCTGAGTGTAAGTAATGATTTTCACATTGGGAGTTATGTTCACATTGGATGTTATGCTTCCATCATAGGTGGAGGAACTATCACATTAGAAGATTTTACTTCTATTAGTGGGAGAGTTTCTATTTATTCTTCAAACGATGATTATACAGGCCTTAAAATGACAAACCCAATGGTTCCTTCTCAATATACAGGAGTGAAAACAGGTCCAATTTTGATTAAGAAACATTCTATTATAGGATGTAATTGTGTAGTGCTTCCCAACACAATTTTAGGTGAAGGTACTTCGGTAGGTTCTCTAAGTTTATTAAATGGAGAATATGAAGAGTGGGGAGTTTGGACTGGGGTTCCAGCAAAACGAATAAGAAACAGACAAAAAAGATTATTAAGATATGAACAAGCTTTACGAAATAATTAATCAGATATTAGAAGAGAACGATTTAGATACGTTTGATAACTTTGAAGATTCTCACCACCTAAAGAATGATTTAGGATTGGATTCATTTAATCTAGCAGAATTAACTGTATTGATTGAGGATGAGTATGGGATTGATATCTTTGAAGGAGATTTAGTCTTTACGATTGGTGATATAAAACAAAAATTGAATGGATAAGATATTTCTTATTGATAAACATACCATAACCTATAATGATTTAATTCATTATATAAACGGACAATTGAGTATATTGGATTCTGAATATACTGAGTTGGAGAGATTTGTATTGGATACAACCAAGCGTTTAGTTTCTGAACCTTATATTAAAAATCATTCTCATTTGATTGATGTAATGGAGGATACAAACGGAAATATCGAATTAAGAACTTCAGGAACAACAGGAGAACCAAAGATAATTTACCAATCGTTTGAAAAGATGATTAGAAATATCAAACTGAAGGATGAAAATATGGTTTGGGGATTATTTTATTCAGTTGATAGAATGGCTGGTTATCAAGTTCTTTTTCAAGCTCTTTTGAACAAAGATACTTTGGTGAATATGAATGGGTATGATTATAAAGAGATACAACAAAGAATAGTAAGTTATGGTGTAACTCATATATCTGCTACACCAACTTTGTACAAAATGATATTAGATAGGGTATATCCTAACGTAAAACAAATAACATTTGGTGGTGAACGCTCTTCAAAAGAATTACAACACAAAATTTCAGAGTATTTTCCAAATGCTAGAGTGAAAAATATCTATGCATCAACTGAAGCTGGAAGTTTATTTGCTTCAAATGGTGATACTTTTACCATTCCTAAGAAATTTATGGATAAAATTAGGATAAAAAATGATGAAATTTGGTTACACAAAGATATAGTTGGTGAATCATTTCATATGAAGTGGGATGGAGATTGGTATAATACTGGTGATTTGGTTACATTTGTAAACAGAAATGAGTTTAAAATCGTTGGAAGAAGTACGAATATCGTAAAAATTGGAGGATATAATGTGAATTTAGAGCTAGTTGAATCAAAAATCCAGCAATTAGATGGTGTAAAATTGGTAAAAATCACTTCAAAAGAGAATTCTGTGTTGGGAAATATCTTAATTGGTGAAATAATTCATTACGATGGGTATTCTTTGATTGATATCAAGCGTAATATGAAAAATGTGTTGGAAAAATGGGAAATACCAACAAAATTAAAAGTTGTAGAATCAATAGAACTAACTGAAAATGGAAAAATTAAAAGGTAAAATCATAGTAACTGGAATTTCCAAAGGATTGGGATTCGAAACAACTAAGAAATTATTAGATTGTGGATGGGATGTAATTGGTATAAGTAGAACTTATAATGATGAATTTTGGGATTATCCCGGCTTCAAATGGTTAAAATACGATTTATCAGATTCTCAACAAATTGAAGGTTTTCTTAAAGAAAATATAGGAAATAAAGAAAAAATTTACGGATTCGTTAACAACGCTGCGCTAGCTTACGATGATATAATTACCAATATGAATGTAGAAAAGTTGGAAAATATGTATAAAATTAACGTATTTTCACCAATTTCTATCACAAAATTCTGTTTAAGGAACATGTTATTTCATAAAACAAAAGGTTCAATTATTCACATTTCTTCAATAAGTGTTCATACGGGATATAATGGATTATCAATGTATGCTTCTACAAAAGGAGCGATTGAAGCGTTCTCAAAGAACACCGCTAGAGAGTGGGGAAGGATAGGAATTCGTTCAAATTGTATCGTAGCTGGATTTATGGAAACTGAAATGAGTGGTACATTAAGTGATGAACAAAAGAATAGAATTTACAAAAGAACTTCACTTAAAAAATCAACTGATACCAAATCAGTAGCAAGTACAATAGAATTTTTACTATCTGATGGTTCAAATTCAATTACAGGTCAAAATATAAACGTAGATTCGGGAACAATATAATGGAAGATATAGGATTTATAATAATTATTGTGTTTGGAGGACTTTTATCTGGATATTTACGATATTCAGAGTACAAAGATTTGGATAAGTAAAATATTTTTCGTATATTAGTAGTAATATAATTTAAAAATGAACAAAATTAAATACGATTTTTCACAAATGAAGTTTGCATTAGTAGCACACGATAACAAAAAAGCTGATATGGTTGCTTTTGTAACCAAAAGATTAGATTTTTTCAATAGAGAGGATGTGGATATTGTAACAACTGGAACAACAGGATTACATTGTGAGCATGCTGGGATTGATAAAGTTGAAAAAGTTCAATCGGGTCCAATGGGTGGTGATGCTGAAATTGCCGCTATGGTAAGTAGAGGTGAAATAACTGGAGTTATTTTTATGAGAGACCCATTAGGAAAACATCCTCACGATGTAGATATCAATATGTTGATGAGGTTATGTGATGTACATAATGTACCACTAGCAACAAATTATAAAACTGCTAGTATTTTGATAAAATGGTTTAAAAATCAAGTAATATGAAAATTTACATAGTAATAGCATTCAATAAAGCAGATTTCTATCCCGTAGGAGTTTGTGATAGTTTGGTTTTAGCAAAACGATATGCTGAAAGAGAATTTAAAGAGAGAGCTCGTTCACATAGAGTGTATGTTTATGAAAAAACAATGAATGCTCCACAAATGTTGGAAGATAAGATAGTATTTAAATTATAAAAAGGAAAAAAGTTATGAATTACGCATTGACGTATGATGATATTCAGCTGGTTCCAGCGTTTTCGAATATCAAATCAAGAACAAATATCAATCTCAGAACTATGTTGAGTAGAAGATATGGATTACTAAATCCTATCGTAGCTTCACCAATGGATACAGTTTGTGAGTTTGATATGGCTCTGAAAATGGTAGAGTTGGGTGGAGTAGGATGTATTCATAGATTTATGAGTATTGAAGAGCAAGCAAAGATTGTAAAACAATTATATACAGCTATTCACCACGATACAATTGTAGAACCTTCAATAGCTGAAGATTGGGGAGTTATGTACGATGATTGGCATGGTGAAATTAATCACGTTCCAATTATGGCTGCTATTGGTGTTCAAGAAGAGGATAAAGATAGAGCTTTAGCATTAGTTGAAGCTGGAGCTAACGTTTTATTGATTGATGTAGCTCACGGACACCACCTAAATGTTATCGATATGATTCATTGGTGTAAAACACAAGATGATTTGGTGATGGTGGATATTATAGCTGGAAATATCGCTACAAAAGAAGCTGCTGAAACCTTATTAGCTTATGGAGCTGATGGATTGAGAGTTGGAATTGGTGGAGGTTCACTTTGTACAACGAGAATCAAAACTGGATTTGGTGTTCCAAATGTAACTTCATTAGAAGAAGTTTTGAAAGTGAGTGGAGTACCAGTTATGGCAGATGGTGGTATTAGAAGTAGTGGTGATATGAGTAAAGCTCTAGCAATTGGAGCTGAAACTGTGATGTTAGGTTCCCTATTAGCTGGAACTGATGAATCTCCTGGTCAGATTTTGGAAACCCCAAAAGGATTATATAAAAGATATAGAGGTTCAGCATCATTGGAAACCAAAGTAACTCACGGACAACAAACAAGAAATGTTGAAGGAGAATCTACTACAATTCCATACAAAGGTGGAGTAAAATTCATTGTGAATGGATTATTAGATGGAGTAAAATCAGCCCTATCTTATGCTGGAGCTGAAAACTTAACGAATTTCTATCCAAAATATGTAGTAGTTACCAATGCTGGACAGAATGAAGCTAAACCCCACTTGTTATAATGATAAAATGGTTCAAAACAAATATAGGTTTGAGGAAAGACCTCAAAAAGAAGCAAGAAGAGATTGATAATCTCAGAAGTGATTGGTTCAAAAAACAAAAAGAAATTTCAGATTTGAAAAGAGAACTTATGTTAGCTCGAAGAATGTGGGATATTTCAGATAAAACAAAAAAGTATTAATATGGAAGCAAAAAAGAAAGCAATTATAGTTAGTGGATACTTTAATCCACTTCATAAAGGACACTTAGAGTTATTTGAGTTAGCTAAACAAAATGCTGATAAACTTTGGGTGATTGTAAATTCAGATAAGCAAAGAGAACTGAAAGGTTCTGAGTACTTTATGGATGAGGATGAAAGATTACAAATCGTAAAAGCAATTAGATATGTAGATTACGCTCTAATTTCTCAAGATACTGATAAAACACAATGTGAAACCCTCAAACAATTTTCAGAAATGTTTGGTGAAGTTTATGATTTGGCATTCGCTAATGGTGGTGACCAAAATAATGATACAATCCCAGAAGCTGAGGTTTGTAAAGAAAATGGTATTGAATTAATCGATGGATTAGGAAACAAAATCCAATCCTCAAGTTGGTTATTGAAATGAGATACTTAATATTTTTACTCTTAGGAGTTTTCGGATTTAGTCAAAATTTAGAAGGAGAATCATTCAAATTAAATACCATCGATGGGATATCTACGTTTACATTTGAAGATAAAAACTCTAATGGGAGTTGGATTAGCGGTACATTGGTGAAAAGTTACCTAAAATTATCATTTAATCAGAAAGATTTTGATAAATTTCAATCAAATCTTAAAAAAGTATCTAAAAAATCAGAATATATAATAGAAACTGAAACTTATGCTTTGGATAAGTACAGTTGGGATGATAGTGATATGATTTATGTGAGGGTTGGTAATAAAATTGGTGAGTTTACCAAAAAAGAGACTAAATTAATTCTAAAATTGTGATAAAAAAGTTCAAATTATTTTGGGATAAGTTTACAACGAGATTCGCTGTACCTTTACTAATTGTGAGTATGGTTTGGAATACTTACTTAGGTTGGGAGAGTAGAACCAATGCTAGAGCAGCAGAATATAGGTTGAAATCCTATATATTAGCCCACAGACATTTACCAGTTGAAGAAAATATCTATACTGTAACTTCGGTTGATGGTGAAGAAATTGAAATTGATGAATCAACATATGGTGAAGTGGATTGGAGATGGTTGCAAGAAAATGGATGGGAAGATATGATATTACCAATGCATCATCCGGATAATTTAACACCAGAAGGAATAAGTGATATCTACTTAGGAAAAATATTCAATGGAATTTCAAATATCAAATCAAAAATTGTGAATTGGTATGAAAGTTTATTCAAAGAAGAGTACATAAAAACAATGAGAGGTTAATGAGAGCAGAAGAATGGTTAGATAAAAATGAATGGGAAAACAGACCCATTGAATCAGATGCATATTCCCATTATACAATGTTGGATACTCTGATGGAACAATATGCTAAACATTATATGAGTGAATATCTAAAAGATATTTCAAAGAAAACAAAAACTGAAATTAAAAAGTTTATATGATAGATTTTATATTACTTTATTTATTTATTGGAACGATTTGGGCTATGTTTATGGAAGATATGGCTAAAGACCCAAACCTAACTTGGGCAGTAAGAATAAGATGGGCACTATTCTGGCCATTTCCTGTTATAGCATTTTTCATAGGATTTGCTGTAGCGTTCAAAAAAGCATTGGAAGATTTTTTCGATGATTTGAAAAATAATTAAAAAAAGGCTTGACTTTTATAAAAATTCTTATTAGATTAGAGGTGTTGAGTTAATGATAATTAAACCCCTTACTAATATGGACCAACGAATGAAAGATAGACTTTGGAAAGAAAGAGAAATGAGAGCTGAATTATCTCATGAAGATAGAAGTTGGAGAAACCAACAAATGATGAGAGATATTCTCAATAGAAGAGCTATCATTCAAAGGAGTAGATTACAAAGAATAGCAAAAGAGCAAAGAGAAAGAGGTATCCAATAATGAGTACCTTTCCTACCGATTTCCAAAAAGTAGTAGATTTCTTAAAATACTACGATGTGAATGTAATGATTGATTCAGTTAGTTGTTATATTAAAACCGATGATGAGCAAACGATTTGCATTCACCACAATTATAACTTAGAGAAAAACGGATTAATTACCCTACTTCACGAAGCTGGACATGTACTTCAAAATAATGTTGGAGGTGTTTACGAACATTACAAAAATGTGGATGATATGGAGAAACCCAAAGAATATAATATGTACCAATTTATAAATGAATTGGATGCTTGGAATAGAGGTCAAGAACTTATCGAATTATTAGATTTAAATGTTGATTCAAAAAGATATCATAAACAAAGAGAGGAAGCATTACTAACTTATTATGTTTGAAAAACCCAAAGTATTAGAAAACGAAAATGGAGTATCTACTCCTGTATTTTTAAAGAGTGGATTATTTGATGAAACTTTCCTACATAAGAAACGAAATCCTATGGAAGATGTAGAAGAGATGCTAGAGGAATATTCCGATTTAATCCATTGGGTCTATATCCCACTATGGAGATTTAGAACCGAATAAATTTGTTATATTTGTAACAAAATAGTTTAATTTTTATTTGGATAATTAAAATATTTTTCCTATATTAAGGAAATCAAGTTCAAGTGTAGGGCTGTAAATCGTATATCGTATCCCAAAACTGAATTATTTATTAACATTAAAAAACGCAAATTATGCAAACATTGAATTCTGGTGGGAATCCACTATTAGATAGAGAAGAAGCTATCGAGAGGTTCAACACAATTGTAGAGCCCGTTTTCCTAAAGAGAGGCTTTAGGAGATTGAATCTAAGGAGTCAAATCCTTATCAACGATGAAACGAAATCCATCGTTCACGTAACTTCGGCACCATCCCAAGTTAAAACCCCTAATGATTTAAAACAAAAGATTAAGAAATTCAACAAAGAGTTGGAGGGGTATTCTAATTACATTCTTTTTACGAGAGATTATTCTGAGTGGAAAAACAAAAGTGTTTACCTCAATACCTTAAAGAAGGTAATGGCAATTCCAAAGTTGAACGGAGTTGTAACTGGATTGGGTACCCTGACTCAAGTTCTTAATAAGGTTGAAGTTAATGACCAGTTTTATTTGGTTGGTTAGATTGTAGACCTTTTCAATAATAAAGAACCCACCCTGAAAAAGGTGGGTTTTTTCATTGTATGAGATATCATACCAAAAGCTCAATTTCACCACTTAATGAATGAGATATCCTACAAGTCCGAATCTCACCAACTCGAAGTTGGAAAACATAGCTAATAATAATATAGCTAAGAATAGTAATATAAGTAATAAGGATAGTATATGTAATAGAATATAAAAAGAACAAAGACTACATAGTTATATTAGATAACGTATAATACCATCCAGCCCTATGATAACTCAGAAAGAACTCATCCATATGTACTATAAGATATGTGATATAGAAGAGGAATTGCATGTTAACCCCTTCCCCAACGATAAGATATTAGACCTTACCGAAGATTTAAAAAAGACTATCATCAATAGAGTAGATGATGCTCCTAAATAATCCCTCTTTTACGGATAATGACACCCTCATATAATTAACTATACCGATATACACCTATATGGGTATATTCTAATACTT